ATATCTCCAAAGATGCTTCGGTAGGGAATTGGGCCTGCCCCTGTAATGGACCCTGCCCTAATGCCCCCTCCATCTCCTGCCTCTGCTCATCAGTTATGCTGCCTTGAGATGCTTCCTGTTCCTTGGTAAAAATCTCAGATGTAATCTCCTCAATCTTGGATACATCAAAGATCCCATCAACAGATTGAATAAGCTTCAGCGCATAATAAAGAACCTTGGGGAACTCCCGGTTCTTCATCGCCATCCTGGCCTCATGTAAAGCGGTCCTAATATCAGGATCCCTTTCCTTGACCGCCGTGCGCATAGACGTATCTAGCTCAGTGATAGCGTCGTAAAGCCGGCGATAATCAGAAAATCCATAATACCTAACCCATTCCATTGGGTTCAGGGCCCTACCCAACATATTGGTGACAGATCTGCTCTGCGCTTCTTTTTCAATGGTCATAGTTCACCCATTGAAATCCCAAAATATGCGCTGCTAGAGTGGCGGTAATCCCCCGCCTGACGGAGGTTTCATCCCACCTCCCCCAATCGGTGCCGAAGGCGGTGCCCCTGGCATCGGTGGCCCAGGAGGCGCTCCCGGCCCTGGCCCCACTGCCTCAGGTGCCTCATAAGGACTCTCCCCAGGCACAGGCTCGTCCGCTACTCCGTCAATCTCATCCCCAGGCCCTAAAGCCTTCAATTCATATATGGAGTACTTCTGCATCGCCGCAATCTCTTTCATCCTAATTGTATCCTGAATGTCCTCGTACCGTATCTTCCTCTGCTCTTCCTCATACTCAAGACCTAATGAATGATACAGTGTCTGCAATGCTACCCGCTTCTGCGCCCCTTCCCCTTGGGATAGATTAACTAGATTGTTAATGTAAGAATCCATATCAAATAATGACATGTGGTTCCAATCTACCTCGGGCACAATAAGCGTCTTCTCTCCATCAATGTACTCATAAAAATCATTGATCTGTGATATTGGTGCGAAAATCTTGCGCCTCAACCACGTTGACATCATCTGCCGGAACTGCACGTATCGCTGACGTAATACATCCAATGCTACCGATCCTGTAGCATACGTAGTGTCAGATCCATCCATGATTACCGATGGTACCATTAACCCAATGTATGTCTCCTTGATTAATTGCGTAATGTCAGCAGAAGTGTCGTATATGCCTTGGCCATAGCCTATGCGCTGAACATCTACCGCGTTGTGAGAGAAGATCTTGAAATCTTTGTCATATTGGCATTCCTCAAACACATTCCGCCAATGCTCCAAATCCGTAGGCGTAGGCCGGAACTCATTGTCTCCTATCTTTACCAATGTAAGCGGGTTTACCATTCCATCTGCCTGGGCAAATTTGGAATTCCCCTGAATCGAAATCTTTCCATCTTTCCTGGTAACAAATAACCCAGTAGGTACCGTGAAACACCATACTATTCCATCATAATCCACTTCCTCAAGAACCGCCCCACCTCCATTGCCTTCCTTCTTGATCCCCGTATAAATATTAGGCTCATTACCGTATTCTGTGGATGACCATAGTACTATGTACTCCTGTACTACCCGCCCATCACTCTTCTTTGCCGTACTCTTTCGTAAAGTAGGTGCATAACCACATTTGAATACAACCTCATACACGTCATCTGCTAATTGCTTAGAAACGGTAGAATACCTATACCCAACAGATCCAGAACCATACTTACTAACATTTGCAGACCCATCTCCAGCTACCAAAGCATCCAGAAGGATCTGTAATTGTTCAGGACAAAGATCCATAACAAAACGCGGCAATCTCTTATTATGAGAATTGGCAGAGGTTCCATCCCCGATGTTATCAAAAAGGTATTGTATTAAGTCTTTCCCATGCATTCTGCCTTCCCATTTGTCCTTGGGGGTGTTTGCAGAATACCCCGCTCCAATAAGCCACTGTTTATCTCCCATCTTCTTGCCAATACATTTGGCAAATTGTGAAGATACTAATTGCATGTCTGCGCAGAATTTGCTTTGGGTAAGTTGACTCAAAGAAACAACTGCGTCCCACCGATTCCTTTTGGTGTTTCTATAAACACACCCTTCAGATACAACGTACCCCAAAAACTTAAGATAAGTATCCGCAGGAACATCATGTCCACATACATTAAAGGAATGAACCTTTTTACCACTCCACTTTGCGGTACACCTAAACTTCCACCACTTTTTCTTCTCCGTCATTTCCTGGGCTTGCTTAAGCTTCCAATCCCCAAAGCGCGGTCCATTTCTCTTGGTGTTTTGTTCCTTCACCCACATCTTATGATTAGGCGTTACTAATGCATCCACTTTCTTTCCATGGAAATGTAACATTTTTCCAGTATGCTTGGATATATGAAAAGACTCAGGTGTGTGGTATTCTATCTGCTCAGTCTGGGGATTGAAGCACGCTACCTCTATCCCGTCCTTTAGCTGCAACACACCCGCAACCGAGTCATTTCCCTGTTCATTTTCATCCAGCGCTATACCCCCAATATATTCGGGGTTTTTGGATGGGTTTTTTGAGATTTCCGTTATCTCCTCAATTCTCTTGAATCCTTCCCTGGTTAGAACCTCGTGCTGCGGAGAATAACATTCTCTGAGCTTATCATTAAGCATCAACGCACGGAAGCAAGATACAATCAGTCCAGTCCCTCTAATCTCATACGGAGAGATTTTCCTAGCCATATGATGGACATAGAAGTTATTCAGCGGAATATTCTCATTCCTACGCACATGTTCTATAATAGAAGGATCCAGCTGTTTCCTTTGTTGCAGATCCTGGGGCTGATTACCAAACACAACCCTTCTCAGGTTCTCATCTGGACGCAAAGAGATAATAGGCTCAGCCGCAATAACCGATCGTTGTACATTGACGTAATCCGGATTCAGAATCATTAGCCTGGACCAAGATCCCTTGTTCTCATCTAATTCCCCATATATAAACGCCTCTCCTAAAATCCAGTACTCTTGAGCTGCCATTACTGCAATATTCATTAAATCTATCTCATCAATCATTTGTGAGAAGAACTTCTCTACTTGAGGAGATTTGGACTTAATGTTTAGTTTCGCAATAGGATAAGTAGAATGTAAAGTAATAGCATTATGGACAATAGGGTTTAAAGCAAAGAAAGATCTGGACCACGCATTAATAGTGGCACGGTCTCTGGGAAGGTTTAAGTTAGAGTTCAGCCACAAGGGGCCATAGACCTCTGGAATTTGCCTAGAGGTATCGTTAGAGCCTCTCCACCCGGACCCCGAGGAGGAGACTGACCCTGCCCCCGAGGCCATCTTATACATATTCTTAGCATTATGGGTAACAACACCTGCTAGGGTTTGGGACCTACCAATACCGTTTTGTGATTGTGCGGGGACGTAGCCCGAGCCTTGTTCTACGAATTCGCCAGCTTCCAGCTGCATTTGCATCATTTCTTTACGTTCATCGCTAACGGCTCTGGCCATTTTATTGGTAACTTCCGGCGTCCCAGCTATAGCGGCTCGTTTACGGATCATTTCTTCAGACCTGGCCCTAATCTGGCGATTACGCTCGATCAATTCCTCTGCCCTGGTCTTGTTGTTGTTGATTTCGATCATAACATCCTATATATCATTTGCCGCCTCTAAACAGCTGGGGAACATATCCAACCACGGCTTGTTCGGAACGAATGTTTTTAGCAATATCATATTTCATATGTAACGGATTAGCGATAGTAAATCCTTGTGTTACATCAAACTTCCACGCAATATATGCGTTCAATAATGCCATTAGACCGTCATTGGCTCCAGACCCTTTAACAAACTTCTTTAGAGGTTCTCCAGATTTATCTCTCGTGACTTTTATGTCCATGGAAGCACAGTGCTCAATAAGCCAATCAATACGGTCATATGAGCCCCCTGGGAACTTGATCCTGCCATCTTTTAGTAATCCTAATATTTCGGATATGTAATAGTCTTTCTCAAATACTATAGTCTTCGGCCATTCATCATTAGAATATTTAATGCGACCATTTACTTTATGAGAAGATCTAGAAGCTAAAAACCTTTCATCATAAATTCTCTGTAATTTATGAGTTAAGTCATAAGCATCGCCGATATCACCTACGGCCAAGGTCATGTTATACCGTCTGAACATTTCCTCTACGGTAGACATTTTAGTTTCCGGGTCAGGGCGGAGCAATCTAGTAGCGAACTCGACATTGAACAGATTGCCATCTGAGGTAAGGATCACGGCACATGAATAAGAGCCTTTTCTGCCTCTGCCGGCCATTTGCTCCAAAGCACCACGCTGTCCCCAGTCGAAGCCTGCATACGTCCTTTTGCCGAGTTCTGGGTGGATAAACTTGATCATTTTGCGGCCTTTTTCCACGCACTTGTCTCTAATTTCAGCAGAGGTAATAGTACCGCCTTCGCCATCATAGAACTCCCCTAGGACTTCATTCATATACAGGCGTTCGGTATTGATAGCAGATCTTTCGGGTTTAGCCTTTTCAATAGTTTCTCTGGTAAAGGATGGGATATACAGCTGATTGATATGATACCCTACATAGTCGGATGTATCTGGGTTATTGAGAGGGATCCACTTGCCGCGTTCTTGGGCTTCTAGTTTATCCTGTTCATGGCCGCAGTCCGGACATTTGACGGTGAGGCCATAAATCCAGACATCTTCCCATCTGATGGAGGGATGATACAGAGGGAAATATTTGCCACATTTTTCGCATCTAAGGTGGTAATAGTTTTGGGAGGAGTTTTGCCACATATTCCAATACGATCCGCCGCGGGTTTTAGGGGTACCAAAATATACCTGGACTCCATCGCCCTTAGCTCCGTAGTTAGATTGGGCTAAAGCTTTGTTAGAGGTACCAATGGCGATGTCTCCCATATCCTGGATCTCGTCATAGAAGGCCCCATCGATCGACCGGCCTCTGATTCTATTGCCATCTAAACCTGTTGATTCTATCCATACCTGATTACCAAACATGAACTTCTTGAAGTGCATGTTATTATTAGATGGATTAGAGGAATCCAGCTTTGTTTCCATATATGATTTTGGCAGTCCATTTCCTTTCATAGTCCCGGGAACAGGCTTAGACTGACCAATGAGCACGTCTAATTTATCCTTGGTATACGCGGCCGCTAAAGACAAAGTTGGAAACAGATGCATTAGGCGCATAGGGGCGCGTTCATGGGTACCGAATAGGCCACATGCGGTAAAGTAGCATTCCAGGGCGGCGGCCATGGTAGTGGCACCTACCTGCCGGCCCTTTACCAACACTACTGGTTTAGCATCCCGTTCGATGGCTTTTAGGCCAATATAGCGATAAATATCAGCGAAGGGTTTATATCCTGTCCCTTCTAGATTGAGGGGTTTGGAATCAATAGTTAGGTAGTTTGCGCAGAAATATACGGGATCAACTCGAAGAATACCATCTCGGAACTGACCAAACAAATCATTAAATCCAGAATCTTTCATAGTTTAATGCGAAGAAATCCCCTGTAAGTTACCAAGAAGGTTTTTAGAAATTCCCTCTCTGTGGAGTTAGGCCTATGAAGGCCTTGGTATTGTCATCATCGCCTGCATAATCTACGGAGATACCGACGCCTCTACCTAGTTGAGATGGGGTTTCATCTTGGAGATAAGAATTATCCATTAGTTGTTTATTGATCCATTTGGAGAGGACTTTATCCCCGAAAATCTGCTGACCTACGCCATCCCTGCCAAAGGTTTCTGTTATGGCGTATAGTACGGCGGGAACCTGAATACCTGGGTTGGTATCGATCAGGTTTTTGACGAAGGTTTCGATGGCAGGATGTTGGGTAATAAGGTCGCAGACATCGTCGTCCACGGAGTTAGAATCACTCTCAGCTACGAGGGATTTTTTTTTTGAATCCCAACGGACATCGGCGGTATCGGATTCCTCTGGTGTTTCACCTAGTTCCCTTAATGTTTTTCTAGCGATCAACCGAACACCCATAAGTTTATCTCCCATTAACTCCAACAAAATTTGTTTAGGAGTCCTCGGGTCTTTGGCGGCACGAACTCTGTCTTGTGGGTTTGTAGATTTGGCTAGCCTTGACAGCTCCTGCTCTGGAGCTTGCATTGCGCGCTCCGATCGACGCATTGCTTGCTCTTCACCGATCCACCCCTCCATATCCCCGACTATATCCCTGAGCAATCCTTCCTCGACATCGGCGGTATCAGGCTTATCAGAACAACGCTCATTATCATCTTTGGCATCTAGGTCGGATAGTAAATCACTGAAACGATTATCTTCCTTTTCTGATAATGTTTTTTTAGCTGCACCTCTAATGTCCTCTAACTCATCTTCGGATAATTCTAACAAAGTTTCTTTAGATGCTAGATAATTTGTAGCAGCCCGCATTCTATCAGCAGGATCTTCAGATTTAGCTAATCCTTCTAGATACTTGGCAAAGAAACCAAAAGTATTCGTCTCTTCCCATTTCTCTGGTACAAAAGGAGGAGGCCTAGGAACAAACTTCACATCAGTATCAGGGCCCACATCCTCCTCAGATGCCTGCACAACCTGCTTAGCTAGCTGTGCCAATTTGTCAACAGGCTTCAAACCAGCTCTACGCTGATAATCCTGAACCGCCTCCTCTACCGAAGAATACTTGGGCTTTTGCGCGGACACAATAGATGACATCATCTCAAATACAGAAGGCCCTTGTTGACGCTCTCGCGCTACCTCAACCGCACTCTTGGAAGCCGCCGTCTTGCGCGTTTTGGGTTCTGGATCTGGAATGTCTTTCTTGGTAACAACTTCCTGTACTCGCATTTTCTCGGCAAACTGTTCCAACCAATCAGATCCCTGCTTGGGCTCACGACTAATATCTCCAGTCCTGTAAAAAGATCCTTTGCTGTTTCTCATGTTATTCACCCGGCTGCCTTGATTAATATATTGGCAAATTGTAAAGCTTTTGCTATTGCTATGCTGCGCTGCGTTATGGGAGCCTCTTCTTCCTCGGGGTCTATACTTCTAATGAACGAATATTCATCTGGTTCATCTATGGTAATATGAGGCTCTTCATATTTGGCTTCAGCAATTCGTACCTTGAAAGCATCCGCCACTTTCTTCTCCCCCATAGATTCCCAAACCCTAGCCCAATCTTCTAAGATATGCAGATTTGCCGGATCCCCTGCATAATATAAATATCTAGTTGTGTCCCCTAAAATACGCGAAAGCCTCAAATCATCGTGTTTCTCTACCATGTACTTTGATTTTTGGATGTTCTTTTTAAAGAAACCATTTATAAATGATACCCAACCCTCACGTATAGTGTTCCTCTCCTGTTCAGAGAGAAAATCCGAGAATACTAGCTGTTTTCCGGTAACATCCACCATGTTTATCCTCGGTACTGGGCTCCCCAGTCAAAATTATCAGACCTCCATAGCTGTACTGGCTCCCCTACTGGATATCCCCTGTCCTGATACGTCTGGTCGCTGCAATTACAGTTATAACACAAAACCCTCAACTCATTATATGGAAACTCAGATTTTAATAATTTCCTATAAAAAGACACACCAACATTTTTGTTTTTTCTTTCTTGTCCACCATTCTTATGTATGTGATCAATAGTCAGCATCAATAAATCATTTTCTCCACAAATACCACAAACACCACCGCCCATTTTCATGATATCACCTTTGTATTTAAGTGATGATTTCTTATGAGTAATTTGCTTTGAAGTAACAACAAGAGTTTTGGAAGCTTTTAACGTTGCACAATATTTACAAATAGCATAACCACACTGTTTATGTTCATCAAATTGATTGTCAGTTAAATCATTATCACAAAACACACAAGATGATTTTTCTATCTTTAATTCACATGGCAAAAACCCATGATGGCCCTTTACACAGTTACAATTAAAACACAGTGTTTGAAACCCTTTTGGATAATTGTTTCTTCTCAACCATAAATAAAAAGCATAACCGCCTCTTTTTGTTGTTGCGTATCTATGATTCCTACCACCACCATCTATATGATCAATTGTTAATTTGTTTAGTTCGTTTATACCACAAGAAACACAAGCGCAACCACCATATCTAGATAGCGCTTCTTGTTTTATAGACATTACATATTTAGAGTTATCTCTAGCCATTATAATTTGCACCCCAATCGAAATTATCAGATCTCCACTCTTGAATGGGCTTTCCAACTTCATAACCTCTATCAAACCTCAAACTATAACCCATGTCTGCAAGTAACTGCGATAACTCTGCCTGCTCCCTCTTATCTAGCTTGTATTCCTCAACCTGGCGCTTGAACATATCCTCAATATCATGCCCACCAGATACCATTCCGTTAATACATACCCTGGCAATCCTAGAGATTAACAGCGGTACCGTAATCGTAATGCCCGTGATGTTAGTGGCCTTCTGCGCCTCCTTTACCATCCCTGTAGTCTCAGCCCAAGATTTCTTAGAATGTCTCTTGTACTTATCTTTCTTGACCTTTTCTAGACGATCAAGCAATCGTTCCAGACCACTCTCAATCTGTTCTCGGGCTCGCTCCGCCTGGGCAGAGTCAATCTCGTTCTTGTAGTCCGTCCGCATAGCTTTGGTGATCTCTCGATCTAAGAACTCAAAATGTGCAATCGCTTTCTCTAATCCAGTAGTATCATAACCTGAGTGGGAAGGAACCTTGGAAAACTTATTTTGAAGCCATTGTAAGAAGGTTGCAGGTGTCCACCCATCCTCATCATCGGCTTCCACCTCTACGTCTTCATCGTCATCTTGGACTAGAATCTCCTTGGCATTGGGTGCCCCGGGAACCTCGTCAAGAAGGAAAACCACAGCCTCCGGGCCGTCGTCGGATACTTCAATGTTTTCGCCCACTTCCAAGCCAGGGAAATGAAAATTCCCTATATCTAAACTGGAATTGTCTTGTGCTTGTTTCTGGATCATTAAAACCTCAAATGTGAACTGCAAGTATATGCCATAGAAATGATAGATTATTACCCAAGGACAGTCCTGGCAGCCACCTCTTCAGCTGCTAGACGCAATAATTCGTGCCTATCTGCTCCAACCAAAGAATTTACTCCGAAGTACAAATTCCTAGAGATATTATAGTCAGAATAGAAACCAGTTGGATATGTGAACAGCCCATTAATAACTCCGCTAAAAATCTTGGAATAAAACGGAGCTGCCATTAAAGCTTGAGAGGGTCCTTGGCCAGGAGCGGCATCCTCATAATTACACTCCACGGCATCTTTATCAGGAAGGATATGGCCAGCATAGGGACACTGGGTGGGCTGTTCTGAAGACCGCAACAGGTTCCAGGCCAGGAGTTTAGTATTGGCATTCCCAATCATGACCTTTTCTTTATCCGAGGTATCCTTGCCCATAATGGATACCGGGGCCATTCGGTCAGTGTGTTGTCCAGCATATTGGCAGCCAAAGGGTACAGGTAGGCCAAAAGGGCATGGTTGGTTATCGTTCTTCCTAATTTCTGCCAATTTGCGTTTCATTTCCCCTCTGCCTTATCTCTTCTTGCCTTCATCTTAGAACGTCTATTATCCAGGAATTCCTTGACGGACTTGAATCTATCCATGGGCCCATGATACAATCCCCCTCCAATTCCTGTCTCATTAGGGTCAGGATCTGGGGTATAGTCAAAGTTTGTGTACCAAGTGAAAATATGAGGATGTCTCACATCCAGGTCTTCTCGTTTTACCGAGGTCTTGTCAGGTTTCCGCTGGTCTTCCTTGGGGGTTTTAGTCCCTTGGAAATACGCCTCTTTGTGGAAAGCGGTCGCTAGCTTAAGGATGTTACCAAAAAGGTTATTATACATTTTGCACCTGTTCCGCCAATATCTTAGGGATTCCAATTGAATTCCACAAACCCATCTCTGTTATAAGCTGAATAGTTTTTTGAACATCTGCCCTGGTAGCATCAGCTAGCTTCCTCCTGGAAAACCCTACCGATACCTCTTCCTTGATCTTGTCATGGTTGTTTTGAGCCCATACTATAATGTCTCGCTCTACCGTAAATCCTAACTTAGCTCCCAAATATATGGCACGAACCACCCTCTTGGTATCATCCCTAAGGGTTATTCTAGGAGGCAATGGAGTCCTGAGAACCTTGCGCTGGATATCATCCAAAGCTAAACCCGTAGGATCCATAATCTTCCGCATACCCAGGGGAATGATCAGGGTGTTGCAAGTAAAATCCCTGGAAAACAACTCCTTCTGCATATGGGTAGGATTTTTAATCCCAGCTTTGTGCAGGAAATATTCCACATCGGGGGAGTTGTAATTGGACGAAAAGTCGTATTTGATCCCATTTATGTACACCTGATAATGACCATCAGGGAATGACATGGGCACAACCTTGAAGGTATTAGCGGTCAATTCGGCGAGTTTATAGATGGATTCATCACCGGAGGTGATGTCTATATCTTGGACTTTACGGGAGCGATTGAGAAGTTTATCACGAGGCAAGCCACCAACGATATACGGCTCAGATAGTCCGTTATCTTTAGCTAGGCGCTTGATGTGTAATAAAATCTCTTTGAGGCCGACCATGCCTTACCTCGTTTGAATTGGGGGTGCTTTTTCAATCCTGGCCGGCTGCTGCAAATCGGCTGATTCTCCTACTGGAGCTGGAGGCGGTCCTGGAGCTGCTCCCTCCATCTTGGCTAGATCCTGCTGACGCCTTAGCTCCTTGCGCCTAGCGGCCTCTTCTTTCTGCTGCTCTAACCGGTGCCTAATCTCGGCTGTCTCTGGATTGTTCTCCGGCACCACCTCTATCCACTTGGATGTGCCAGGTACATCTACCGATCCCTTGATCTTGGTAAGTACATCCTCTAGCCTGGACCCTATGTACTGGTTCGCCTCTAGAGCCTTGGACATCGCCTCTCCCATTGCCGGGAAGAAAGATGCTAGCCCAATTTGATCCATCATAATATCTAAGATGGCTAATTGGCGAGAAATCTCCCGCTGGTTATAAATAGAAACTAACATTTCTAATCTTTTGATAACATCATTTATGGAAACATTATTCAACGCTGCTGAAATAACATCATCTGTATTATCTGTGGATTGGGGCTCTTCGGGAGTGGGCTCTTGTACCTCTATGGGTGCATCTGGAGCCGGAGCTGAAACAGGAGGAGCCTCTGGAGCGGGCACGGGTCCTGGTGCCGGAGGAAGCTGTGCCAATGATTTAAGCGGGATCCACGACCCAGCTCCTATCTTGATTTGCTCTCCTAACCAATTAGCTTGTGCTGGTGGAGGAGCAGGAGCCGCTGGCTCGGGAGCCGGAGGCGGAGCCGTTGCTGGAGCCGGTGGGGCCGCGGGCGCAGGAGGAGGCACAGGCTCCTTGGGAGCTGCCCGCTCTTCTTTAGTATCATCGGGGTCACTTATACCCTGCTTGAGATTGTCAAAGAATTCTTTCAATGCCTGATGGGTTTGCGCCTTAGCGTCTCCGGTATCAGCAGGAGGCGGAGGGGCTCCTCCTGTAGGATCTCCCATTCCCATATCACCCATTGGATCTGGACCTAACCCTAAATCAGGTAATTGAGCCAATTTGTAAAAGAAACCTGCTGCATTATCCCTGCCATTTACCTTCAACATATTGGCAGTCCGATAAATATGATCCTCAAATAAAGATGAGTTAACAGTTCGCTTATTAGCGATTTGGATCCTGCGCTTCAGGTCCTGGAGTAACTTCAGCATTAGTTCTTGGTCATCCCCAGCAAAATCCTGGCCATCCATAGAAGCTAACATCTTCTCCGCTGAGTTCAGCCTAGAAATAAGCTTGTTTCGCTGCCTCTCAATACGGTCCCTAACATCCCCAGAATCAGGTAATGACTGGGGTAATCCGGGAGAAACCTTAGTGGCATGTCCCTCACCATTTCCAATTGGATTAGGGAAACGCCGATGTGGCCTAGCTTGTAGTACCTCAAATGGAAACCCTTGAAACGTGCCTTCAGCAGAAGCTAACTTCGGATACTTCTCGGGAACCTTCTCCTTATAGAATTTTAACCATTGTTCGTAATCCATTTTTTCCCTTGTTTCCCAGTTGCCAACTATAGCTTGCGTTGCTTGCTCTTGCGAATGTCCTTTATTCATTAAATCATATATCTGCCTGGTAGCCAGAACCCACCTGTGAATATCATATTGAGGTCTGGGATTAATACCTCCGGGCTGAGGGTACGCAACCTTGGGCCTGATACCCTCCGGTATCATCTTCTTTAATGCCAAATCAATAGCTTCTATTAGCCCCAAAAGTGTATCAATGGGTCTTTCTTTGCGATTTTTGTATATCTCCGCTGTAATAGCTCCCGCTACCTTGTCATTAACCTCCCCGTTAAATACCAAATGTATAATCTCAGGTACGTTGTTCCGTATAATAAAAAACCTGTTCTGCTCATCGTCAGTATGTATTCCCAGAGAAGACATCATCTGAAAGTCTCCTAATACAGAGTCTTTAATGTCTTCTGGCAATATAGAACAATTGTTGGAGTCCAACTGACGCTGAAAGTGTTTATTCAAATTCATCTTCCTCCTCCGTATCGTCAGCTTCTTCCTCAAACTCAGCATCAAATTGCTCATTAAGCTCTTGGGCTTTTACCTCTATCTTGTCTAATGCTTGCCGTTCCTTCTCAATAGATTTCTGAGTTGGCACTGGAGATAGTTCCTTGGGATTAACCTTGTCTATCTCCTCCTTCAACAACTCCATGAATAAAGCACTAGATTCCGGCCCTAAACGCTCAAATGCCCGGCGTATAGCCTCCTGGAATGCTACCGAGTACTGCTCCACCATCTGGACAGTGTATGTGTGTTCTATCCTTACATCAGGGCGGTCATTGCGGATTTTATCCCCCTTTTCGATAGCCATAAGCAGAATTTCCATGTACTTAGTGAATACATAGTCTATCTTAATGGATTCGGGATCGGATTGTATAAGATCAAACAGCTGTTCGGTTCTGGTTTCCAGAATAGTCAGGATATTATCTAATCTATCGATGTATTTGATTTCTTTATCTACGCCATCCAGGACCCGTTCTCGCCAAGCCCTGGTGTCCAATAATGATTCCGCAATCTTTTTATCTAGTTTATTATCCGTATCTTTCTGGATAATCTTTTTTACATACCCATGATGATCGGCATACGTTTCCAAGAACTCCTGTAAAACGGTGGCGGGAATTCTAAGATGGCTTTCATCGGGCTTTGGGTATTTATCCTTTAGATACTTGGCTACAACCTTGGGGCTTTCTCCAGAACACAGTTTAGAAACTATGGTAGTTTTCTCAGGATGATCAATAATCTTTGTGAAATCCGCCATACCATTGCCTTCCTCAGCCTTGTTCTGTTTCTATATCCCATCCACCAACTTGATCTGGAGCACCAACGGGTTTATAAGATCCTCCGCCTAACAATTCGGCGGTGGTCTTTTCTCCAATGGCAACCTTATGCGGCGGATAGTATCCCTGTTTCTCCATCCAAGTATTAAACGCCGCATTGGCCCTAGCCTGATCGGCCTGGTCTTTGAGAATGTTGTCGTATACAACTTCTATAACACCACGTCCCTCTTTATCTAGCGTCTCAGGAATATAAGCCCCGGCAAATGTAGTTCCAATTTCTTCCTGGACCTCATCCAAAGACTTTCCGCCCAGTGTCATTGCGGTAATTGTGCTCCTAATCTTATGTCCAGAATCCCTGGCATATTCATACAGAGCCTTGACTACAGATGCTGGAATACCAAGGGCCCCAACCTCTGCCGCCGCATCTTTCTCATTAACATCAGCGGCTTTCATCTTGAGAATCTTTTTGACTACTCCGTCTGGAACGCCAGTGATTCTGGGAGGGGCTCCATAAATCTGTTTAAACTGCTTGGGCTTCTCCCTCCACTCTGTCTTGAACTTATCCCTTCCCTCTAAATACTTCTCCACATATTCTTGCGGATTCTCGAAAATATTCTTCAAAACAATTGGCTGCCCAGTGCTGGGATCTTTAATTGTCTGTGTTGGATCTTTAGGATCCTTCTTGGTAAAATTCGCCAATGGATTGGCTAATGGATCTCGCTTTTCACCCTTTTTACCCGGGTTATATAGCATGAAGTGTGTATTTGCATACCCACCAAACAGCTTATCACCAGGAGGCACAAAGCCCCTCGCCTTCATCTCTGCATCCCACTTAGCCTTGGTTTCGGGATCTTGCTTCTTGTACTTGCCTTGCTGCACATATATCTTTCGTAATGGATTCCTGGCCTTTATGTCCTCCAAAGCCGCAACGTATTCCTTTGGGGACTTCCAGATCGGCTTCAGGTTCTTATCATATGGATGAATAAGCTCTCCCCTCTTGGGTTTGGGAGTCATCAGTTCCCCAGGCTTCAAATTCTTGGGTTTAACCGCTCCGGGTTCCAGCCTTACAGACCCCAACTCTTTCAGCTGCTCAGTAAAACTCTCAATAGACGGAGCTTCTGCCACGGCAAAGGCTGTGGGAAGGCCAGCTTCTTGCAAAGCGTCGTTTACAGATTTTCGGAACAGATCCGAATAAACTTTGCGCTGCACAGCTTTGGCCTGCGACAACCGCTGGGGCCCAAACATCGCTGCATGAACTACCTTCAAATCCATCTCGGTAGGCATCGATTTTTCAACGGCTTCTTTAACCGCATCTTTACGTAGCTTTTCCTTATTTCTAGTTTTTGCTTCTAATCTACCAGCCTCTTCTAATAACTCCCTAGCCGCTTCTACCTTGCCATCTGCCTCAGCTGCCGCGGCAGCTTCGGTCTTTTCGTCCATTTGTGTTAGTAGTTTATGTTCAAGTACTTCGGCCAAATATTCAGCTTTTGTCTCAAAATACTTAGTAAGTAGCTGGGGCAAAACCACCTTCATAGCTTCGGTAGAATCCCCAATCCCCTTCATCTCCATTAATTCTTCAAAAATCTCTTTTGGTAACTTTCTAACCGAAGATGGCAACTCCTTGCCTTCGAACTTGAAAGTAGAAAACACAGAATCATATGATTCTTTCGCCTCATCCCAGGCGAGCTTTATACGGTTCTCTAATTTCTCCGCCACTTCTTTGGAAATAAAAACCCCATGCTGTTTCTGATAATCTCCCCACTTCACAGCAGAGGTATTAACAGCACCCTCTCCGGTTCCTACCGTAGTTACTGTCTCTGGTGCTTGAGCCGGCGCTCCCTTGAGGATCTTGGCAATATCCAAATACCTCTTCCCAGAAGCATCGTTCTCATATGCGCCCACAAATCCAGCCGCATTCATACGCTCATTAACAGCCTGGGCGGCCTTGCCAACCAATTCCTTGGCTTTTTCAGTCTCGCCCTCTATCTGTAACTCATTAATCTTGGCCAATACCGCTTTGCTAAAAACAGTACGTTTAGCTTCGTCAAAAACCTTGGTCCACTCTACTAGATCTTCTTTAGGGGTAATTGGCCCTGATGGAGGCTCTGGCAATCCCCAGTCCTCAACTACAGGCTCTCCCATTAGCCCAGGAGGGGGCGGAGAACTCTCGGTCCCAAACATTGGGGCTTTAGCTTTTGGGGAAGGTTTATCGTCCATTAAGCCAGGCGGAGGAGCATCATCCTCAGTTCCAAAAAACTCAGGCGCAAACTCAGCTACTCCCCCTGCTTTTAACAGAAAGTTTAGGTGTTTCAAAGAGGCTTTGGAATCAGTAAATTCTCCTGCCAATTTCTGTATTGCTTCCTTGGATACTCCCAAGGTCCCCATTACTTCCAGATGAGAATCAATCAAATCATCCCAGCCTAAAGCCTTCAGGTGTGCAAATAATGACTTAGCAATATTAATCTCAGAGTTCTCATCCAAAGAAGCTGCCTTGAACTTGGGCTTAGATCCCAGCACATAGTTTATCTGGGCTTTATTCAAGCCCCCTTCTAATGCCTTGTCTACCGCTGTAGAAAGCAAATGTGGTGCTAGCTCCTGTACCGCAGATAATGCCAGAGCAATAAGGCTCTCTTTTTTGGCACCCATAATTTCGGTTACAGGCTGAGCAGTAATAGTATCACGCTGAGGAATAAAGGTATCACCACTGCTGCCCCCTATAGGAACGGTTTCACGACCCCTTGTTTCCTGGACCTGTTCCGGGGTAAGGCCAGTCATACAGATATCATAGACTTTTTGTACTCCAGGAGACTTAGATCCCGAACGAACCGCGTCTGGACCATCATGAGATGCCCAAAATGATGAAAACACGTCCTCTGCCAATCCATGCCAACCAGCACTCTTGAGAGAATTCAGCAAATTACAAGCTCTCTGAAACTCCTCTTCGGTTGGAGGCTCAAACTCGTCTACTTTCTCAGGGGCTCTTTCTGTTGGGAAATAGTTCCTAGCTGTTTCTGCGTCAAATTCATCCATGTATCGCAAAAACGACGATGCCGAGGCTTTATCAAAATCTTCCTCAGCAGAAGCCACATCCCCCAAGATCTCCCCAATCTCAGAAGTGGACAGCCCATCCTGTCCGGCTAAATCAATAGCTTTCTCTAGAATCTTAGGCCCCAATCCCAACTTATGAGTGTTGTCTCTTACCGCTTTTAGGGCCTGTGCTATCTCATTGTGCATAGCATACTTCTTCAGATGATGAAGATCACCACCAGCCGCATACCGCCCCATCAGGGATTCCCTGGTCTCAAATAAAGAGGATCCCTGATTACGATAATCCCCCAATTGCCTGGTCTGGTTCTCTACGGACCCACCAGGAACCTTATTACCTTTTTGCGTAGTATATCCTGCCTTATAATCATAAATGATACCAGTATCGATATCCTGATACACATGATCAGTAATCCTGGTCATTTGTCCACCAGGACGATCCGGTGGATATCTAGTCTGCAATGGTGCCTCTAGTGGGATGTACCTCTTAACCTGTTGCTCCACTGCCTTAGCCACAGCTTCAGCATTATTCATTTCAGCATGAGCTTTTCTCGGAGCTTCATAAGCTTCTTCTCGGCGAGCCTTCCTACGCTCCTCCCGCAATCTATTAACCTCGTCCTCAGTAGCCTTACGGGAAATGGCGGCGGCATTCTTGGGAGAAGCAATAGACAATAGAAGTTCGTCCAAGACCGAGGCCTGTTTCTTTAGCAGAGGGTCCTTGGATTCATCGAAAGCAGAGGCTAAAGCAGCGATTTCATTCAATTGATCTGGAGTTATGGAAAAAGAAGCGTTCTCATCCATATCATCAGCTACTTGCTCCAGCAAAGTAGAAGCGGCTACAATAGCCGTAGATACCTTGTCTAGAACGTCTGGGCCTTTAGCGGCTGCATTAGCCAAAAGTTCATCGCTGCTTTT